GTAGGGCTTTGGACTTTGATTTTTTTGCCGCTCGGGGGCAAGGTGGGCGGGGGGGGGGGGGGGGGGGGAGGACCGGGCGGCGGGGGTGGAGGCGGTGGTGGTGGAGCAGGAGGGGGAGGAGGAGGCGGCACAATTCCCGTCGACCGGCATGTTGCGCCGGTCGAGTTGTGCCACACCGCTTCTACAGCGTTGAGACGCTTGGTTGCGTTGCCCGGTCCGTGGATCTCCGTGTGAAGCTGCTGCTCGTGTAGCTGGCAGGCGGTGTGGAATGGATCGTGGTCCGCCGCTGCACCAGGTACGAGCAGGACGCAAAGTGCGCATATCGTGAGAATCCAACGTGACACGCTCCCCCCTTAGTGGAGAATCCCGTATGTCGGTGTGACCTTGATGATGTCGTTGGTGGCGAGCACCACGGCGAGGCCATCGTCGAAGTTTGCCTGACCGACAGCCTTGTCACCTGTCGTCGACAGAATGTCGGAAATGAAGAAGCCGTTGACCGTCCCGCCCGAAGCCCCCACCGTTGGGAACGTGATCTGCGGGTAGGTCGTCTGGCGACCGACGTTGGTAGGCCGCTCGGCCAGAGCGCCCCATGTTGCCGTGGCCAGCGCCTGACGTGCGTAGTTGGTCCAGGCAGACTCGGTGATGTCGGCCATCGTCTGCGCGTGCGTGATGACAGTCGAAGCTGTCTGCGACGAGAACAGACAGAGGTACTCGGTCGTCAGCCGTGTGTCGTTCTTCGGGAACTGACCAAGGACGACGTCGAGACCTTCGTCCGGTTGCATGTACGCATCGAAGACGAGGTCCCAGTCCGGGCCGCGCTCGTATCGGAAATGCCTATGCACTTTCGGCCTCCTTCTCCACCAAGCGCGTTAGCTCGGCCTGGGCGTCATCGCCTGTGAGCGGGTCGTTCTCGTCGAGGACGCGCTCTTGGACCTGGTCGTGCAAGTGCTGGTACGGATCCTCTTTCTGGATGAACTTGTGGACGTCGCCGGTCTTGGTTCCCTTCACGCCGCACGAGGGGCAGATCCCAGGCCCGACTGGATGGTCAGGCTCGAGACCGAGGATCGCTCGACCCTGTTCGGACATACCGCCAGTGAAGAACCCCTGGTCGGCTCGCGACCCTAGCGGACAGGCCGAGTTCTCACACTGGTAAATCGCTTCCTTGCTCATGAGATTACTCCTTCCGGTTCGGCCAATGGTCCGCCCAGCGCATATACCGGCGGCTTCTGGCAAAGCGAGCAATATCGGGGTTCGTCAGAGATGTCGAAGAAGAGGTTCTCGCAACAGGCGCACTCCTGCAGCCTGTGAATCTTTGGGTCGTAGAGGATTCCAACCAGCAGACCCAAGCTGGCGACTTCGGCCTCGGTGGTAACTTCCCTCTTCTTGCGATCGTGGGGGCAGCACACAACTGCGGTGCCTCCTAGGACTGCCCTCCCCGATGCGTACCCTGACAAACTACCTCCTTCGGGAGGCGGGGAACGTACCACCAGTGGTGGAAGTCCCCCGCCACGTCGGTTGAACTAGGACTGGCCTTCCTTCTCGGCCAGGTACTTCTGAACATCGGCCTGCGTGACACGGTCGTCCTTCCCCGTGCCCTTGACGTCCGCCAGGTCGACGCCCTTCTCCTTCGCGAGCGCGACCGCTGCGTCGCTCGGGTCTGGACCTGCGGGCGGTGGATCCTGCCCTCCGTCGCCGCCGTCGCCTGCGGTTCCCTCAGGAGTCTCCGGATCGCCAGGAGGCGTCTCGTCCTCCGACTCTTCCGGAACCGTGGCTCCCTCCTGCGTCGGACCGCCATCTTCGGTCTCTTCGCCGTCGTACTCGACGCCGCGACCCGTCAGACCTGGGTCAGCTACGCCACGGCCCATGATCTCCGCGATGCCCTCGGTCAGACCCTCAGGAGCAACGCCCCCATGGGCCATGACCGCCGCCGAATAGACGAACTCAGCCGTGGAAGGCGTCGCAGCTGCGATCTCAAGGATCTCGTCTGTCGAGATGTCCTTGAAGACCTCTGCCAGCTGCATGATGTTCATCTCTTCGAAGGCCAGCGGGTGGACTGCTGGCGGTGCGATCTCGGTTGCCTGAGCCAGGCTGGTGGTCCCCGATACCGTCGTTCCGACGTCGCCCCTCGGCTCTGCCTGGGACTCCATCGGAAGCTGCGTATCGGTGACGCCAGCCTCCATCGCCTTGACCTCCGCCTCGGAGAAGAAAGCGCCGTTCAGATCGCCCCAGCGCAGTCGCTCTTCGGGGAGGCCATAGGCCGTGTGCGGCTCGTCGCCGTGCTCTGCTGTGCTGACCTTCATCCCGTGGGTCGCATAGCGTTCGACCATGATCTCCTGCAAGGTGACCGGGTCGGTCGCCGGTACGAACCAGTGGAAAAGGCGGAACCTGACGTATCGCTCCTTTACTGCTCTCGACACGTTCCCTCCTTCCTAACCGGCCAGACCGGTGAACTTGAGGACGGCGAACTTGTTGTTGACGAACATGACCGGGCGGACCGACGACTGAATCCAGGTCTGCTCGATGCCGTCGGCATCGTCCCATGACCTGGACTGCAGTGGCTGCTCCACTCGCATCTCGCCAACCTGACCCTCTGCGACGACGTACGCCGTCCCAGCGGTAACCCGGTTGGTGACGTACAGGCTGATGCCGAAGCCCTGCAGGACACCGTTGAGAGAGTCGCCGTAGATCGAAACGAGGTTGGCGTACTCCTGCGGGTTGAGAATCCACAGCGTATAGCGGATTCCCAGTTCGTCCTGCTCGGCCAGCATCGCGGCCTTGCCGAAGTCGTTGGCGGGCCACAGCGTGTGGTTTGACTGTGACGCGCCGCCAGTGATAACGGTTGACCAGTTGCGGCCTGTGGTCGTCCGTGAGCCAGCCGTGATCGCAGCCTCGAGAACCTCGACGCCACGCTGGTTGATCTTCCGGACGATGGTGTTCGCCAGCTGCCTGACGGCATTGGTGAACTCGCTCATGTTGTTGCGATCCCGCGCCTCCCACGTGATGGGGAACTTGCCGCCCCACTTCTCGACAGGTGCGACCTTCGGCACGCGCCGCTGGAAGGTGATGATCGGGAACTCGCCACCTGCAGGAACGCGGGTGACGTCACGCTCTGCGTACAGGTCCTGGCCCTCGACCTCGTTGTATAGGACCGCGCCGCCGGTTACCCCGCCTGCGTTCGCGAACACGCGATCGACGAAGAACCGCTGCAAAGTGAGGTCCATGATCAACGGAGTGACGACCTGGGTCACGTTCTGCAGCGCGAAGTCCACGGTATACGTGGTGCCCGAAACCACGGGCGGTCCCAACGGGTGGACAACAGCACCGGGGTTCAGAGCGGCCATGACCTTGGCTCCGGCCTTGACGATTCCGTGGCGCATGGCGTCCTGGACGAAGTCCGGCGATCCCTCGACGTGCGTGAAGATCTCGCCGCTTGCCTTGATCTCTGTTCTCAGCACTAGCCTGCCTCCTTCCCCTACTCGTAGAGCATGACTTCGCAGTCGGCACCCGAGGCTGCTCCGGTCATGGCGAAACCGAGTGCAACTCCTGATGCCTTGGTCACGATCTGGCCTACTGCGTCCGCGACTTCAACCTCTGCGAACGCGGCGATGATGCCCGCCGTCTTGATCGGGACGACTCCGCCCCGCAAGACTGTGACCTTCTCGCCGATGGCCGCATCGTGGGCTGCAACGCCCAGGATTCGGCCTGCCGCTGCGGGATAGCCGATGACGTAGTTGCCGCCTTCGGCCGTCGCTGCCAGCAGTGGGCCTGACTGCCGGTTCGCGGTGACTGCTACGCACCGCTTGCCGATGACAGCGGCACCGGCATGGCAGGGTAGATCCTGCCCTGGCTTGAAGAACCGATGTGCTTCGTTCGCAGGCATCTAGACCTCCATCTGGACTAGAGGGCGCTTGTCTGACTCGGCCTCGGCCCGCGCCTGGGCGATCTCCGGGAAGTGCCCCCGGAACCCAGCCGCCATGTCCGTTGCCTCGCCATCGTCGGCCTCCTGCAGAGCGCGCTGGTTGATCGGAATGACGTTCTCCGCCAGCGTCTTGAGTTGAGCGATGGTGCCTTCCCGGTCGAGCTTCATGAGCTGCGCCCAGTGCTCTTTCCGGGCCGGTGGGAACTTGCCCTTGCCCATCGCCTCGGTGAGGATCCGATCGTCCTCGTCCGACTCCTGCCGCTCGTGAGCCTTGCGACCCAACTCGGCATCCCTCTGCAGTTGAGCGAGAGTGCCCTTGTCGATTGTCACGACAGACGATGCCGCCGTCTGCGCCTCGGCCTCGGGCTGGCCCTCACCCTCCGATGTGTCGCCGTCGCCGTCCGAGGTCTCCCCTGAATCGGCGGCGGGTGTCTCCGGCTCTGCGCCCTCTCCACCCTCGCCGGTCGGCTCGGGACCTGCGGAGAGTCGCTCGTTCGCGACCCTGAGAACCTCTTCGTCCGGGGTGTCGTCCGAGAGATTCAGGGTCTTTCGAAGCGTGGCAGCATCCACTGCTGCGCCTCCTTCCCTGTCGTTGACGTGTGCCCCGGACGCTTCCCGGGTCTTGTAGGCAGCAGCGACTCGTCCGCCGTACTCAGCGATCACGCCTTGTACGCGAGCCGATGCATCTACAAACTCGATGTTCAC